AGGGGTGGTTTTTTCTGTTAGAAGGCTTATCACTTTCAAAAGATTGGATAGCGTCAGCTTTTTGTTGGCCCCTCCTGATACGTCATAAATCGGCACCGTGTCGGCAGACGCAGGGGTGGTTTTTTCAGTCAGGCCGTTGATATTCACCCCGCCCATGAATGTCGTTGTGTTGTTGCCATCGTTCCAGGCATAAACGTCAATCCACGCCGTATTAGTCCCGTTGCGTATCTTGACGATGTTATTTGTAGTGTCGGCCCAAACCATGTAAGGAAAGGTATTGACCGGTGCCGCCGCCCCCGAGTTTTGCCCGGCGATAGCCGCCAAAACATTGTTTATGTCAGCACGAAACGTGGCGCCGGGCGCATTGGCGATATTGTAGTCATGTTGCGGCATTGTTAACGCCCCCTGCGCATTCCACGATTGCGTAGCGCGCTTATCATGGTGCGTTCTTCTGATTGTTGCTTCATATGACTCTCATACCAAGCAGCCCATTCCGCCACCTCCGCCGGGGCCGTGTCGCGCATGGCCTTCGCCATCATGTAAAGAACATGCATCTCACTGTACGGCGGCTTTGTCGTCGCGCGCGGGAATCCGTGCCCAAGCGGAAAGAATGCTTGCGCATCTTCAACCCACTTATAACTACCGTCAGTTGGCAGATCGCAACCATCAGGTAACGGAATGGCGCCAATTACAGGCTCATCACTACTGACAATACCGATGAGCCTCGATTCTTTGTCTAGCCTGCCATAAAGCATCAGCTTACGGTCTCCGCATCAACGCCCATTTCACTAATGGTTATGTTATATGAGGAATCCGTTGTTGACAACAACGCCCGGAACTGGAAGCCGCGCGCGATGAACTCCGCGCTATCCAATCGCTGCCACTCTGTCCAAACGGCCCCCGTGCTTGCGGGATTGTAGTCAGTAGTCCTAACTTCTATCACTACATCCGCAGCGGCTTGGGACGTTCCATCCACATCTTCCCAATCGTCCACATTCTCCGCTCGCGCGTCTATGCTATCCGATTCGTCGATACTTACCACGGAAAGTCTTGTCGTCAGTCTGACACGAGTCACTGATCCGAAGTCAAAGCCACTGGCGAAACTGTAGTAACCCGTCAAATTAACACCGCCGATATTGTCAAAATTACTGACATTATCGAAGTTAGACACACTGTCCAGAAGTCCTGCATGTGTGAGCCGTAACTCACCACTGACAACTTCAACGTTAGTCTTATTGCCACTGAACACCGGCGCTTCATCAAGAGATGAAGCCAAGGCGAACGACAAAACACTCGCCTGCTTTGTCGTAACAGTAGCAATTTCCAGGGAGGGGTTCCCCCCTGCATCATACACGCGCGCCAGATATGTCCCTGGCTTCAATGGAAGATGCGCTATCAGGTTTCTCGCGAGCGCCGCCGTTCCTATGCTTGAACTGGATGACCACTCCGCGCCGCTGAACTCAGGGGAATGACGGAATTGGATTACGCCACCATATTTAACGTCCAATTCGTCAGGCATGTTCCATCGCAAGTAAGCCTGCCCACCGAACGCGGATATTGTTAGCCCCTGCAAACCGTTAGGCGCTTGCCCCTTGCCAATGACAGTATGATTGTTGATGAGCGCCCATGGCCCAGGGAGAAGTAAGCCGGGCAAAACATAACGAATACGTAAGTCCCACGTCTCGCGGTCCTGTACGCCACGAACGTATATATGATACGGTTCTGTTTGTTCTACTATCATTGATCTGTAGGGTTCCGCCGTGGCCGTCGGCCTCCCCTGCACTTCAATCGTCGGCGTACGGAAGCGCGCATCATCAACCGGATCAAACTCAATCGAAATGCGGCTAATGATCGTGTCACCAGGACCAAGCGCAAGCGCCGATTCATCAGAGTTTATTGATCTAACAGAAGGCGCTGGCGTTGCCGGCAGCGGTGTCAGCCTGCTCTCGAACGGCGGAGGCACCTCACTGTCAACATCGAAAATGGCCGCGCGATATGGAACTGCAACAATCTGCGCCCGAAAATCCTTTTCTGGGTATATGCCAATGATGCTAACATCGTCCGTGACTTGGCCGAGTAGCCCAAATGAAAACAGGTCATTCTCGTTGATGGCCGGTTGGCCGTTAACAGGGGGGATCGGGGTTGTAAACGTTAACGTCGATTGCGTTCCGACGTTGTAAACCACCTGCCGCGTCAGGGCGGCATCGTTTATGGTGCGAACGACCAACCCGTATTGCTGGTTGTTGGACATTTCGACGCTCGCATCTAGAACAACACTGATAACGTTGTTCCCACCATCCGCGTTGACTGTCTTGATGCGCCCGCTGCCCAAACCTACAAGCAACACGTCATGAGTAATACTAACAAGATCGCCACGCTGATATGTCAGGTATTCCATATCCTGCGCGAAATTAAATCGTTCCGCTTGGTATCGCCCCTGCGCGAGACGGAAACGGCCCAATCGCCAAATTTGATCCGGATGCGTTACACCAGGGAAGTCGATTGTTTCAAACTTGGTCGCGTTGCTTCTGTCGTATCCATCGCGGTAGATTCGATATTCGTCAGTCCGCCAATCCTCCAATTCATTGGGGAATTGCACGCGCCAAGCATGTGGCATGTCCACATAGAGTTTCTCGGCGGAAAAGTTAAAACTGTTCCTCGGGTTAATGTGACTAACTGGAAATGACTTTGGTTCCTCGATGACCACACTCCACTTCCCGTCAATTTGCGCCGGGGCCGCGCGCGCCGTTGCCGTGATAGTGGTCAGTATATCCCAAACCGAAGTCCTGTAATCGACCACAAGGTTGCACTTGTAATCATGCGCGTAACAAAAATCGGCGAAATATTCGAGTTTTTGCAGGTCAATTCTACTATCATCATGAGGAATTGCCGTCCCACCCCCCTGCAATGCAAGCCGGAACAATTCTGCCGGATTCTGAATGACCTGATCATCCACCCATGCCGAGCCGTCCCACCGCTTGCCGATGGAACATACAACGCCTGTTAGCTCATCTATCACACCGTTTAGCTGGTCTGTCGCTTTGATGCGCATCGCCGTTTTCGCTACCGGAACGGCGGATTGTATTGGGTCCTCATTGATTATTGATCGAAGCGCGGTCCACCATGACTTGTCACTTACTCTATCATCATTGATGTCGCGCGATGTGCGCCGTAATCTCACGTCATACTGGGCAGCCGGATCAACAACCCATTGCAGGCCGACACGGATGACTTCCGCCTTGTTGGCGGTAAACGACAATGATGCGCCGTCCTGCTTGCCCATTGTCTTGATGGAATAATTCGGTGTCAGCCACTCCCCCGATGTTCCAGTCTGCCTATATTGAACATCGATCTTCACTGTCACTGGTTGTGACGTTTCCGAACCAGGGGGGTGCTGAATCAGCCCGCCCGGAAACGTGATATCAAGTCCGATTTCATTAACATCAGGCAACGTGGAACGTGTCACCCATCCCGTGGCCTGTTCCAAATGAATCGAATATGTTTCCTGTAAGACCGTGCGCGGATATAGTGTTAGTGGAGGATCATCGGGGTATCCAGCGCGGTGTTCTATTTCAACGCCTTCAAACTCCGAGAGAAGCGTATCACCAATCTTGAGTGAATCGGCCTCGATACGTAGCGGCCCCACTCCCCAAACAAACAAAAGCCGCAAATAGTGCTTCCCGCCGACAATTTCAGTGTAAGGCGATGATCCGTAGGACGGCGCAATTCGATGCCTACCAAGAATGACAGGAATTGGCTCAAATGGCCGCGCGCGATTACGCGCACCTTCGATTGTTAAAACTTGCTTTGACTGATTGCCTTGTGTGGATGGTGGCTTTACAGGGGCGATGGCATTAACAATTAACATGCCAACCAAGCCAACAAGCATTCGGCCCAATTCAGTTGCGCCGACGCCAAGAAAAGTTTCGCCAGCGCCAAGAAACAATCCACCAACAGTAGGCCCTAACGCAAATGTCGCTATGACCACAACCACCATCATCAAGATTCGTAAAATGCTTTTACCGCCGCCTTTCCCGCCGCCACCACCTCCTCCTGGCGTGATCCGTATTTCAAAATGCGCACCAGCCTTCGGATAAATCCTGCTCCAATAAACGGGATCGACACGATGCCCGTTTACAAATACGTTAGCATATCTGGCAAGAATCGGATCAGGTTGCGCGCGGCGCACCATTTCCTCGATGGAAATGCCTTCCGGCATCTCCACAACGATCCGCTCTACCTTGAACGGATGGTTAGCCGCTGTAACAAGAAAACTACCCGGCATCGTTGTACCTGTAGTAACCTTCGATTCTACGCCGCCACACCAATCCAGATGATGAGAAAATATGCGTACCACTGCCCTTCAAGACGTGCAAGCATGACTGGTTGCCTATGCAAAGCGCGACATGAATCGGTCTGTTAGCCATACGAACCACCGCCACATCGCCTTGCTTTGGGGCAGGAACTTGATGCCACACCGAAAGGCACGCAGCTTCTATGTTTTTTCTGATAACGTCATCAAGATACCGGCGCGAATCCGCCGTGTCGCCAGCATCCGCATATTCGCCTATGTGCAGGGGGAGGCAGCGCCCCCAAACCTCACGCTGCGCGACGTAAATCAAGCCCCAGCAATCCCAACCATCCCAATCCCGCCCCTTATCCTTGAATGGGACCAGCAATGCGCGGCGCACAAAATCTGTCAGTAGCATGTTAGCGGATCAATCCAGGGAACTCCGCCGGGGAAAAAATCGGCGCCGGGAATGGTTCCCTGATAAGGTCCTCAAACTGCAACGTAAAATCTACTGACAACGCATCGTAACGAACATTTGTCAGCCGTAATCCCGATAGCTCCAATTCCACTGTGTCCAATGAATCCTGCCGCACCACCTGGATCGTCACAAGGCCGCTTGTTTCCACGCTGCGAATTGCCTGCCCAATCTCGCGTGTGACGTTATCAATACGAACAATGACTTGCGGTGGCGCGTCTTGATGGCTTTCAGGTAATTTGACCTCGAACGGAAACGCAATGAACTCATTGCCATTGGATATGACATTTTCCCTGTTGTTCACGATACGGAACGGTGTCGGCAAGTCTTGATGCGTTATGGTCATCAGGACTAACGGAAGATCGCTTTCATCGGACCACGCATCCGCGCGGAGTCCTTGCGAAATCGTCATGGCCTGACCTCAAGTTGCAATTCCCCCTGCCATACCCTGTTTTCTGGGTTGGGCGCCCCACGGATCATTGTCAGTTTAGGCGGTCTAACAAACGTGAACTTCATCTGACTATCCGTGGTGGGATCGCTCCACAAAAACGAAAGCGCGCCATTGGCGAGCGTCTGCCGGAAAAAATTGTCGAATGTTATCTTTTGCACCCCTGTTAGTGTTATTGGCGTTGTCACCAGGACACGATAGGACGTGTAGCGGTTCCGGCGAGTTACCGGCCCCGCGTCCATTTGCGTGCGCAGAACAGAATCATCATCCTCGGTTGTCACTCCGATAAACTGGTTTTGTGGCAGGCTCGCAGGCCACTGTTCCATGTTATTTTACCTCACCGTCTTGTCACCATCTGGTTCAGGCCGAATACCTCGCGCATGGCACGATAGGTTTTCGTCCCAGGGCGGATTGAATTAGCAACCGTCTGGTCGATGTAAATATCCACTTGTTCCTTGCCGTCCTGCGAACGCCGCGATTGTTCCACCTTTGATCCAGGGGGCGCATATACGTTCACCTCGACGTTAGTTTTTCCAACATGGCCTTGTGTCCGTGACTCAGGCAGGGCGCGAACTCCCAGGGCCCCGCTTGGCATACGTACGAGCGGCAGAATGGCTTCCGGCCCAGCCTCACCCATCAAACCGAACGTTCCGCCGGAAGCGAAAGGAAAAATGGTTGGCTGGCTGACGACACTATTGCGATACGGTTCCAGCCCGCGCGCCGACAAGGCGCCGCCTTGCGCAAAAAACCATCCCCAATTGAATCCTGCCGCGCCGCTCCCACCACTGCCGCCACCGAACAAGCTACCCAGGTTGATGTTATCTAACCATTTACTGACTGCCGAACCAAGGTTGCCGAACATGTTGGAAAACGGCGCAAAGACAATTTGCTTTGCAAATATTTCTAACAAGGTCGAAAGCAGCGATTGCAAGACCTTTTGCAACTTTTCACCCTTGATGATGGCGTCGGAAAACGCCTTACCTATGGCATCGCCAGCCTGCTTAAATGCTTCCTGAACAGTTTTCGCGGTTTCGATATTTCCTTTAACAACTCCATAAGCATCAGCAAGTTTGGTCGCCGCCGATGCGGCAGCTTCGAGTTGGGCGACCTGCTCAGGGAGAAGATTCATGGACAAGGCTTGCTGAATCGGCAACAAGGCTTGCGCCAATGCGAGTTGCTTGTCCCGTTCCGCGTTGCTCATGCCGAGTGTACGCAATTCCACTTCGGCCAACATGACCTGATTCTGCATATTGGCCGTTAGTTGCGCTGTACTCGAAATAGCGTCTGCCACTGCTTTTTGGTTTATCGACTCAAGCGCGCGCTTCAACAATTCCGCGTCTTCCGCCGCTGGCCCCAATTCTCGGCGTAGGCGCTCCACTTCCTGCGCAAGCGCATTCTGCTGCACAGCTATCGGCCCCGACATTTGCGCCATGGCGCTTGCGATACGCGATTCCGATTCTCTGTTAACAAGTTTAATGTTAGCTAGGACTTTGCCCAACGCCTCCGCCTCGGCAGCACGATGCTTAGCCGATAGCTCCGCCAGATTGGCGTTCCCCTGCGCGGCAGCTTGCGCGCGTTCCATTTCGTTACGCGCTTGTCGCGCCGCATAAGCGCCGTCGCCTTCCGCTTCCGCGACACGTTGCGCATATTCCGCGAGTACACGCGCGGCAGCGGCGGAATCAGACAGGGAGTTTGAATATTCCTTCGCGGCAGCCGCTATTTCCTTTTGATAAATCATCAAAGCCTGCGATTGACGTGTAGCTTCGTCCAATCCTCTCCCAAAATTACTGTCAGCCAGCCTATCACGCATCTGTTGCTGCGCCTGGACTCTCGCTCGCGCCAAGGCATTGGTGCCAGCGTTAGCCAAGTCCAACCTATCTTGCGCTGCCTGCAACGCAATATCGAATGGCGTGCGCAATGATTCTCTAACATTGCGCGCTACCGTGCCAAGATAGGTTGTTAATGACACAAGCGCGCGCATGAGCGCGTTGCTTTCTGCCAGTTTTTCATTCCACGCCGCACCCTCTTGCGGCAGTTTCATCATTTCAAGTTGCACCGCCGCCATGCGTGCCTGAATATTCGTGATGGCGGTATTGACGGCAGCTAGCTCCCCGGCGGCTTTAGCGGCATCTGTCGTAATAATCTTCCCGAGTTGCTCGCTAAACTTAACACCGCTATCGGCGAGTACTTGATTAACTTGATTGATGATTTCAGCGAGCGGTTTGGTTTGGAATGAACTTGTTGACAGCGCGGCCTTAGCCTTCTCAAACTCGCTGACCATCCGCTGCAATTCGGCGCTGCCAGATACGATAACAGTAACAAACTTGCCAATATCGCCGACAACATTATCCCATGCGGAACGATTTTTAACAGCATTCTGCAACTCGAAGAATCGCGCCGTAAACTTGGCTAACGCTTCATCCGCAGGGAGCGTCGTATTGCGAAAATCGTCAACCGCGCGCCGCAATTGTTCCAGCGCCACACGAAAATCTTGTGATGCCGGACCAGTCAGGACAGACTCATCAGGGGGGCGAGTGAAAGAAGGAATGCGCCCAACTCCCGTCCCCCCTGACAACATGCCCATTGAAGCATTAAGCCCGGCGCGCGCCCGCGCAATCATGGCTTCCTGATCGGCGATGGCTTGCTGCCGCGCCGCCAATGCTTCCTCGGCACGGGCACGGGCGAGGGCTTTTTGTGCTTCTGTTAGTTGGCCTACCTGCGCCACTGAACTAGACAGTGAAGCATTGTAGTTGTCAGCCTGTTCTTTGGCCTTGCGAAAATCAGATTCAACCCATGACGTGCTCAATGATAGCTTGCCAAACAATCCAATGAGCAACGTGAGCGCCCCGGCGATGATGCCCGGCAACCCAAAGAACGCCGCGCCGATCCCGGCGATAGCGGCTTTTACCGCGCCTATCGCCATGACCGCGCGCCCCGCCGAAACCACGAGGGCCACGCCAAACGCAGCCGCAATGGCCGCTGTTACTGGCGCGATTGTCTGGGCCACGTCACGCATCACATTGCCTATGTGATCCAACATGGCCGTGCTTGTTTTCGATCCTAGAACCTCGCTAACATTCTTCAAACCTTCTGCAATGACCTTTATCGTGCTGGTAAATACAGGGAGGAATACCCGGCCAAGGTTAGTATTAATATCATCAATAAAGCGCCGCATACTGTTTAGCTGCTTGCCGGCGGTATCCATGGCCGCCGCATAAGCGCCCGTGATCCGCGCGCCAGCTTCCAACACGGCGTTGACACGCGCTTGTGTGCGTTCTTCTTCTGTTAGCGCATCTGCCGTCTTACCGAGTTGTGTCGCCAGTTTCGCGTATGAAGTCTCGAAGACGACATTGATGCCGATGGTTCTCAGCACCTCGACTTGCGCGGATTGAATGCCGTGAATAAGCCGTTCAAACGCTTCCGTTGAATTGGTGTTACCAATAACGGCAGCATCCTGCGCGACGCGCGCCAACCGCGACGAAGCGGCTAAGTCAACATTGCTTTGTATCATACGCAAAATGGCTTCGCGCGCGCCAGTCATTGATATGCCCGTGCGCTCGACGCCCAATGCGTATTCCTGCAATTGCACCGCTGAAAAGTTAGTATTCTTGGCCAATTGATTCATGACAACGCCGAGCGTCTCGAAACGCGCAGCTGCCATGAGCGCACTTTGCGCTATTTCCGAGAGTTTCATCCCGGCGTAGGCCACACCCAGCGCCGCAGCAATGCGCGCGGCCCCCTGCATAATAGTCTGCGTGCGGGTTAATGCCGCTGACAAAGCATTATGCCCGGCAACCGTTGCGTTTGCCGTTGCCGTAACGGTCGCCCCGAACTGTTGCGCGCTTTGGCCGAGTTGCGAATACGTATTCAGCAGCCCTGCGGCTTCCCCGCTGAATACTACTGTTATTTTTTCTAACTCAGCCATCCGGATACTTCCTCATCAGATTGTACATCTCATCCGCCGTTATCCCCGGATTGGCGCCGTCTTGTTCGCTGCTATTGGCCCGCGACCATCCCCGCATCCCCGCGTACAAGTCAGGGGGAGTTGCCTCCCAAAACTCAGCTGGCGACCAACCAAGTACGCCAAATGCGAACTCGCGCCAATCATCCCAAGGCAGCGTCGAGCGCGACTCCCCAACTACATGGCTTCTGACTCCGCTTGAGGATTCGGAAAAGAACCCACCCCCTGCGTTACCACCTGCATGAGCCATTCAATGATCGGAGTTAGAGATACTACCCCGTTGTCGATGATCATGTCTGTAATGGCCTCACGGGAAAGTTTTGGCTTCGACATAAGCGTATGGATGATCGTCGCCCAGTCCTGATATGTGATCCCGCGCTGCCCCGGCATTGCAGAAGCGGCTAGCGCAATTAGGGACCGGTCAAGAGCACCTTCAAGCGATGCCAGATTCGAGTGAGTCGGTTCCAATAGAATCGAGACGCCTCCGTAATTGAGAACGAAAGCGCCACGAACCTTGTTGTGCGGGATGGTATTCGGCATGTTTGGTTCCTTGTCAGTGTTATTGTCCAACGTTACATGTTAGACAGAACGACCGCCCCTGACGATTTCAGGGAAATAGAGTAGTTAACAACATCGTTGTTATCGCCGCTGTATGTGAGATTTTCGATCTGGAACGCCCCACGGAAGAACGAACCATCCTCGAATGTCAGCTTATAGTTATTGAGCAACCCCGCCATCGCAGCAAGCCGAACAGTGTTTTCAGCCGCACTGTCCTTGAAGATGCCGCTGGCGGTAATCGTGATGCTCCGCCCACCAGAATCAGCAAACAATTCGATCCACGAGTTTGTTTGCTTGTCAGAAATATCAACGGAAACATTGTTGATGGTGATGGACGTTGCCCGCAACCCACCAATGGTCGTGAAAACTTCATTCGTCGCGCCGTTCCCGATTGCCAGAAGGAACGCCTTGCCACGCTGCGCAGCCATTGTACTTCTCCTGTTAGTTTGCCCAGTTTTCCGCTATGGAACCATCGGCGTTATGGCGACGAAGTTTAACGCCAATTCCAGCCTATTGTTATCGTCTATGCCCATATTCATCGGGGCGGATTGAACCGCGCGTATGAGCAAACAATTATTGATATTAACATTAGCGTGCAAGGCACGATGTATGTCCTGCATCTTGCCATGTAGCTCCTGATACAGGCGCGGCGCGCTACGCCCGCGAACCTGTATTCCTGGACGCCCATATATTACGTCACTGCTACCTTCCGGCGCAATCTCCGGCTCATATCCAGGCGTAACAAAAATCGCGATGCCACGATCAGGCGCAGGAGGGACGTGCTCAAGCCAAACAGCCCATTGAGTCGATCCGCCAATGATACCCTCGCTAACCAGGTAGTTGGCGACGTCAATAATAAATAGCGGCATTGTTTACACCTGCAACCGACGCTTGACACGTTCCGCAAGCCGCATTGTCATTCCAGACATCCGCTCGCGCAACGGTATTTCCAGGAACTTTGCGTTGCCTACAGTGTGCCGCGCAGTCAAGTTTTCATGCACATAGACCGCATAGCCCACGTCCTCTTTGTTAGAATCTCCGACATTGCCGCTGCCAGCAGGGCCGCCAAACCCAATCTCGACACGAACCGAACCCGTTTCAGAAACGCTCGGAATCTGGACGTGCCCGGATGCGCGCAGGTTGCCATGATCGACAGGAGTTTGTTTTTTCGCAGCCGTCATGATTTCTTCGGCTTCGATATAAATGGCCGCCTGCATCGCAGTCAGTAAGGATGACGCACTCGCCTTAACCTTGCCGACATGCTTATCCAAACCATGTATGGTTATCCTGTAAACCGGCCCGGCCATTACATATCCACCGTGGAATAAACCGCGCCGCTTGGTCCATAATATTTAGATACTGCAATAATTCTCGGTGTATTGTTGTCCGGCATGATGATCTTGTCCAAAGGGCCAATATCATAATCCCCTGGAACCCAAATACGTGTCGTGGAAACGACTTCCTCATTGTTAGAAGAAATGACTGAACGGTTCTTCCTGACCATGGCGACACGGACCAGCGTGCCAGCAGCCTCATATTCCGGGGCACCGAACATGTCCTCCCGTAACCATTTATGAATGATCACTGGGACATTAAACATATGCCGTAGGTCATGCGCCAATTGGTCAGCCATGTTAACCTCGCCAACGACGATGGAACACGAACGTTTCTATATCCTCGCGCCCCAACCTTGTCTCGTCATCATGGATGGACACGAAGGAAAAGCCAGCCATACGCATGAACTCGACAAGACCATGTTTGGTAAAATACCAATAATGTTCGTCAGGACGAAAATGTTTTGATACGACAACGTGCCCTGGCCCACTGAAAATTGGGATGGAAACGATGACGTATCGCTTGCAATATTGCAGCAACGTGAGCGGCGAGGCTATGTGTTCCAGGCTATCCCAGAATGTCATGCAATCATAATTGTTAGGGCGGTATGGCGTCGCATAGACATTGTTCTTTTTTAACCATTCAACGCTACTGGGGTTAATGTCAAACCCATGAGTTATTTCCATGCCCCGCGTCGCAATGAATTGCCCCGCGCCACAACCTACATCAATTACCATACCACGAGTGACGCTGTTAGTTAACTTAACTCTAAACTCCGTGATCCGCCGCCCCATTTCTGTCTCGGCATAGGCCACATATTTGTCGAAATAGGCGCGATCGTAAGGCACCGGGCCATTCACCGGATAGTATCCTATTTGCTTCTCCACGGACCATATGAACATTGGATAAAGCGTGTTAAGCAGATTTTCTGACATAGTTACTGTCATCACCATTCACCATCCTCAGTGTCTCCGCGACAGATTCCAGTATGCGCGTGTAGGAAACATACTTATTACACGCATGACGCAGATCGCCACACTGGCAAAACTTATCAGGGGGCAGGAATGTTATGCGATTCGGCGGTGCCAGACGCCCAACTATCTGCCCCCATGAGTTGTAGATGCCATTACCCCCATGCAGTATCAATGCAGGCTTGTTAGACGCCAGCGCGTAGGGCACGATCCAACCAACCCCGCCAACGATGATGGATGCTCCCGCGCATAGGCCAAAAAGCCGCGCGCGAGTTAGCTCACCGTTAGTATAAAAAACATCCCCTGGCGGCATCGGTTCAAGCGCCCATTCTTCACCCTTGGATAAATCCGCCACCACAATCGACGTGAAGCCCTGCTTACGCAATAAATCCACTGCCTGATAGAGCGCGACTGGATCGGGATTGCGCGCTTCCGCATACCATTCCCTGCGCAATGTGGCCGGGCGCACAACCATGTATTTCCCACTACGCCATGCGGGATCGTCAGGCAGATTCATGATAGGCTTACTGACACCCAACACATTCGCCATCACATCAAGAATCGACAAGCCCGCCGCAAACTCATACGCACCATATCGTGTCACCAAGATATTCGCGCGTTCAGGGGGCACACTCCACACATTGTTAGGGAAACTATCTTCATGCTTGCGTTGCGTGCGCAGGGGGGAATCCGGCTTCACAGCCTTGAAACCTTCCGGCAAAAGGTCGGGCCATGGCGTGATCACGTAATATGAATCGCGCGCATCGCGCGGTATCCCGTTCAGGACCGCCCGCTGATAAATGTTATCGCCAAGTCCGTGAGGCCCACTAACAATTGTTTGTGTCGTTTTCACAATCAGCCTCATCCCTATCGGCATCAACGTAAGGCATGTATAGCTGCTTGAACTCCCGATCCGGTAGCCGGAACACCATCGTTCCCTCCTCGATAAGCCATTCACTAGGTTTCCATACAACAGGGCCAATTGGATATGTTGTATAAGCAATGATCGGCAGCTTTGAATTGTTCTGCCGCGCAACGGCGTATTTGTTAACCCGAATGAATTTCATAGACGCTGGATATTCCTTCATAAGCCGAACTCCGCGTAGGAACGAAACGGAAAGCAACGAATCGCGCTTTCCGTATTCGCATTATAGATACTAACATTAGGGGGCAGACAGGCCGCTATTTCCGAAAACTTCGCCGCCCACCTATCGTAATAGATCATGGTGGAACCGTCCCACCACGCATTTTCCGCGTGCCAATGCGCGCGATCCAGCGGCGTTTGTTGCATATCATAACCAAGCAACACTATTTCCCTGGCGCGCTTCAATATCGCCAGATTAACCGCGCCGTATCCACTGTTAAACCCACCAACAATATTGTGCGGATCGGTGCTTATGCCGTCCATTCCGTAATAGTCACGAAAAATATAGTGGATTCCCGTGAAGCGCGGCCCTTCATAATCATGCGGCACCGCGAAAAATACCTCTCTCCCACGCGATGCCGCCGCACTCAACGTCGCGCCCATCTTTTCCATGAATACAACGTCAAGACTGAACGCCGCGTGAACAGGAAGGCACGCCCCCGCGTTGTTTACACCAAGTACGATGTCTTTTCCGCTATCGACAATGTTTCTAACAAATTGCAGCAAGGGCCTACCGGAAAGGCTCGGGCCACCACCGATGATGAACACCCTTCCAGAATCCCACCAAGGCTCAGTAACCGGCATGAATGCAACCACGTTGTTATCAAGATTCACCATCGAACATGCCTCGTGTGAATCTCGCTGGCTTGTTGTCAGTATTGCTCTCCTGGTCGCCATCCACACTGTAGGATATGCCACCAGCAAACGGTTCGCCAATGCCTTGCATGGATGCACCAGAAAGCGTGCTCTTTTTCTCGTTCTTTTCAATCAAGGAATTGAGCAACTTCTCATAGTTTTCTGCCCGTTGTTTGTAACTATAACGCAATTCGCCCACTGACTGGTCCACCATCCTGGCCGTCAGGGCAAGAAGCCCACGCACCGCATCAATCGCGGCTGTTAGCGCGTCATTGTTAATAGCCAAGTAGAACGATATTTCTTCATCAGTCAGTTGCGGATCATCAACCAAAACATCGCCAATGAGAAGCCGCACCGCATCAAGCGTGCTTCCTTGCGGATTGTTGGTGTATGTCCAAGTCATGTCGGATACCTTTCCCCTGTACGTGGATCAAAACTACGCCCCGTATTCGCCAGCATGTCACGGGAACTAACGCTATTCATGCGGCGTAGATTCTTCAATGTGCCGCCTTTTGCCCCGGCAATCCATAGCGCCGCTGCATATCCCGCGCCCGGTCGATAGGTGGTGGCGAATCCATAACCAGCCGCATCCAAAACGATATGCGCAAGACCATTGCCTTGTCCTGATGACAGTACAAACCCGTAGCCCGACGCAGCAATCGTCAGGGGGGATTGCCCTGCGGTGCGCGCAATTGCGTTGATATTACCGCTAACAGTTAGCGCCGATACCGCCAATCCTGCGCTGCGCGCGATGCGCGCCCCTGCGCCGGAAGCCGTTAATACAACACTGGCCGCACCGGCGCCGCGCGCAAGGCGCGCACCGGCCCCGGAAGCCGTTAGCGTGATGTTAGCTGCCCCGGCACCATGCACAAGACGCGCACCGGTTCCAGAAGCCATCAGGGCGACATTGGTCGCCCCAGCGCCCCGCGCGAATTGCGCCCCTGCCCCGGAAGCCGTCAGGGCGACGCTGGCCGCGCCGGCACCACGGGCAAGACTCGCTCCGGCCCCGGAGACCGTCAGGGCGACGCTGGCCGCACCGGCACCACGGGCAAGACTCGCTCCGGCCCCGGAGACCGTCAGGGCGACGCTGGCCGCACCGGCACCACGGGCAAGACTCGCTCCGGCCCCGGAAGCCGTTAGTGCGACGCTGGCCGTTCCTGTAGTGTAACTGCCAGATTGACTCGTCCCTTCCCCGGAAGCGTCCAGCGCGACGTTAGCCGCACCAACACCGCGCGCAAGACTTCCCCCTTCCACGGAAGCCGTCAGCGTAACGTTAGCCGAACCAACACCACGAGCAAGACTCGCTCCGGCCCCGGAGACCGTCAAGGCGACGCTGGCGGCGCCCGTTGCGGCGGCAAGCCCATGCCCAAAACCTGCCGCCGCCCCGGCAATGGCCCCGGTACCGGCACCCCGCGCTTGCGCGGCACCGTTGCCACTACACGTTAAACTAACCGACGCGGCACCAGAACCAATGGCCGCGCGCTGCCCCGCCCCTGTAGCAGATAGCGCGACGCTGGCCGATCCCGTGGTACTACGTAGCCTACGACCCGCCCCCTGTGCTGTTAGCGCAATTGACGCAGCACCACTTCCCGCTGCCGTGGTCCGCAGCACGCCGCTTGCGGTAAAGGCTACAGGGGCGCTTCCGTAGCCGTTGTAATCACCTAATGTATAGGTGGCACGAACCTGGATTGATGTGATGCGGATGGTGGGGCTAGCGTCATTTGACCAGACGCCAAATGCATTCAGGGGGAAGGACCCAGTACCCCGCAAATCCTCCGAAAGCCACGCCCGCCCGGCTACAGTGTTAGTAGAAAAGTTGTCAGTACGCTGGACGTAGCTGCCGTTGGCTGGATTGTGGGTCGCCGCATCAACCGTGGTTGATGCTACCCTGATGCGCGCACCAATCGCGGATGCTTGCGATCCCGTCTTGTAGTCGTAATAATCGACGAAAACATTTATGTTAGAACTGCCTTGCGGGGCGGAAAACGGCGAAAAGCCAAACAGGATCGCGCCCGCGGTCGTACCGTGTGTTAAATAATCTGACCCTGATGGGTCAGGATAGTCATCAACTAGCGTGTAGCGCGTTCCAGCTGAACCACCTGACCACGTGCCACTTTCACTAATGTCGGAAATTGGTGGCCGAACTTCTGTTATCTGCGCCGCGCTTCGCCCGCCAACGGTGAACACAACATCCGCCGTGCCGCTGCGTTTAATGATCGCGGCGCGAACACCACTTGCCGTTAGAGCAATTGACGCTGCGCCAGCGGCCTGGACTTGCTGGCTCCCGCCTATTTGTGAGCCATCGCCGGTAGCCGTTAATGCAACACTGGCCGAACCGGCGCCACGCGCGAGTTGCGCCCCTGCGCCGGAAACAGTTAGTGCGATGCTGGCCGAACCGGCGCCACGCGCGAGTTGCGCCCCTGCGCCGGAAGCCGTCAGCGCAACACTGGCCGAACCGGCACCACTGGATATGGTCGAAGCCTGCTCATTCCTCAACGCGCCAGCGCGCGTCATGAGCGAATTGTTAGTTTCTTCCTCGACTAGGGCAGGAAGTAAGCCTTGCAGCCCTCGCGTCGTGAATATGCGCGCCACGGCACTAGGTCAGCACCAACGCCGGATCAACGGCATGTGACATGTTCGTGTTCGTGCTGCCCATGCGAATCCGCGCCGTTATGTATCCGGCAACCGCAGGGTTAGGCGATGTTAGAACAACCTCTATCTTCCATCGCCACATTGCACGAAACGTTGCTGTACCGTCCGAGACACTGGAACCATCAACCGCCGTCGAATATCCGCTTGGCTCACTGGACGCACTGGTTCCTGCTGTTATGCAAATAAACGCGCGCCCCGGATTGCTTGCGACACGTATCAATTGCCCTACTGTATATGAAGTACTGTTCGCCCGTGCTGTTAGCCCACCGTCCCAATCGGAACTATCTGCCGTAAGACTCGACGTGGATGACAACGGTGTAGCGGGACCGCTGCTTTTTAGCGTATTAGCAGGGGAGGATGCCGATCCATTGTATTCAATATCGGCCCATACATCGGCGTTTGTCGGAATTGCTGAATGGTTCGATATGCCGTAGATAGTTACAGTAACACTTTGCCCCGTTGTAGAGTTGTATTTTTGTATCGGAAAGGCTTCAAACGGATGCTGCCGCGCATTTTGCGCGCGGGGATACATGCGCCATGAGAACCTTGTTCCATCAACATTCGCACCGCTTGCGCGATACAGTGTCGTATCGGTTAGAAGGTAGCCCTGATTGGAATGGCGCTCGTTCCTATGGATCGTCCCGCTCGTGTCGCTTGAAATCGAATTGATCCGCATACCGTGCGAATTGCCGGTGTTCTGGTAGTTGTATACACTAACGTTAGACCCCAGCTTGCACGATACCATGGAATTTTCCACAGGATAGCCAATCCATGATCCAGGGCCAAACAACGAATTGCCTGAACCGTACTGCGAAAGGTCGCAATTCCTGTATTCTATCTGCGCAAACCCAGCATAATATGGATTCAGCAGGGGGGGCTTGTTAGTCGCGGATACCATCATGCCGTCAGTATCGCGCCAGACCACAACACCGCGGGGGGAGACGCCATCCTGCGCAAACGTAAATTCAAGTTTTGTATTGATCAATTCGCAATAGGTGGATGAAGATGTTGACACGCCAGAACTACCGCCAAGAACTAAAGAGTGATGCGTTCTTATGTAACAGTTATCCAGAATAATTCTATCGTGGACGTTGCCCACGGCGAACC